GATATTTTTGCAGCTTCCGGTACATCTTATGGTGGAATCACTAACACTGACTTAGATGACAGCACTACTTGGTTAACGGAAATCGACACATCTACTAACACAATCAACTACGCTAACTTAAACGAAGTTGTTCGTAAGCTAGTTGCTCGTGGTCAAAGATATGGAAACGAAATCGGCTCTTATGCCCCTGACATGATGGTTTCTAACTCATTCGTACAAGCTAAGTTCTTAGCTTCTCAGCAATCAAATCAGCGTTTTATCGACAGTGAAGATTTAGCTGCTGGATTTGCTGGATGTAAGTTCAACAACATTAACTGGTTTGTAGACGAATACAGCCCAGGTTCAGCTGACGGTTCTACTGCTGACAACGACTTGTATATCTTATCAACTCCAACGTTAAAGATGTGCTACAAGTATGGCTTTGAAGGTAAAACTGCACCAATGGATTTCAATTCTCGAATTCCAAACCAAGCAATTCAAACTAACCAAACATTCTTAGTTGGTAACATGGTTTGTACAGCTCGTCGTTATAACGGTGTATTCAAGTCATTACAATCATAATTAATTAGAAAGGAGAAAAATCAATGGCATTTATTCAATCAATCGATACTGATGATTTAACAAATCCAAGCTCTACTCGTAAATACGATTTAGGAGCACAATATGTTGACGTATCTAGTGCAGATGCAATTAAACCAGAGTATGTTTACGTTAAGGCACACGGAGCACTTACACAATATCAACCATACCAGCTTTCTACCTCAAACACGGCAGGTAGTGAAGTCATCTCAAAAGCACCTGCTACAACTGACTCAGGAGCAACTGTAGTTGCACCACAAGTTGCAGTAACTTCTGGTTACTATTGCTGGGCACCGTACAAAGGTAAAGTAACAGTATTAACGACTGATACTTTTGCTGCTGGTGACTATGCTGAGGTACTTAACGCTGGAACTGGACTTAAATTAGATGGTGGAGTCTCTGGTTCTACTGCCGAAGGCGCACAATCTGTTGGTATTGCTTCTACTGCTACAAGTGGTGGATCTGCAACAGTTGTACTTTCTGGAAACAAAGTTAAAATCGCCGCTTCTTAGTAGCATCTAGGTGGGTGGCTACGGCCACCCCCTAAATAAAGTCATGGCTAATTTTCAAGATATAAAAGCACAAACAGGTATAAAGTTTTTTAAATCGTCCGGCACAGGTACGGATTCAGATCCCTTTATACCTGAAATGGCGACAAGTACAACACCAGGTGAAGTAACTAGTATTACTAATTTTAATGTGACAGTAGGGTCTAGTAGCACACAAGTTTTAGCTGCTAACTCAAGCAGAAAATTACTAATATTGGTAAATGACAGTGATGAAGCTATGTATGTCTCTTTAGGTGCAACAGCTACATTAAATAATGGTATTCGTCTTAATTCTAATGGTGGGGCTTTAGCTTTAGATGACCCTATATATAAAGGTGTTGTAAATGCAATTTGTGTCAGTGGTAGTAAAAAAATAGTAGGTATTGAGGGATGACATTTATATACAATCCTGACCAAGGTGCAGCTGGTGCAGATAAGTTTTTAAGTGCTTTAGGCTTTAACACTGGTGACGGTGTTTTAACAGCTACTATGAACGATGCATCGACTGTTACTACTGATTTAGATGGCCGTTTTTTAGTTGATGTTGTTGACGATACGACACCACAGCTTGGCGGTGACTTAGATTTAAATAACAGTGACATAACAGGTACAGGAAATATAAATATAACAGGCTCAGGTACATTATCAGGCGATTTAACTGTTGATACAAATACGTTATATGTCGATTCTACAAATAATCAAGTTGGGATTGGAACAACGACATTAGGAGAAGCGCTTACTGTTAATGGAAATGTCGAAGCTGATAATTTTATTGGTGGATTAATAGGCGAAGTGCAATTTAAAGCAAAAGCCGGTGAAGCAATAACAAAAGGCGACCCTGTCTATATATCTAGTTTTGACGTAACTGGAAACTCACCAGTTGTCGCTATTGCTGATGCTAATGACTTTAACAAAATGCCAGCGTTTGGTTTAGCAGAGAATACAGCATCTTTAAATGCTTCTATAAATGTAGTTACGTTTGGAACATTGTCGGGATTAAATACAAGTTCATTTTCATTGGGTGATGTTTTATATGTGTCTGATACTGGCACTTTAACAAATACTCGACCAAAAACAGAGTCATCGCTTATTCAAAACATTGGAAAAGTACAGCGAGTACATCCAACTGCTGGGTCTATTAAAGTAGGTGGTGCTGGGCGTACTAATGACGTACCAAATTTAAACGAAGGGAATGTTTTTATTGGTGATGCAACAAATTGCGCTATAACTAGAGGCTTAACCCTTGATGACATATCAGAGACAGCTACAAATAAGCATTTTACAGCTAGTGATAATACTAAATTAGACGGTATAGAATCTGGAGCCGAAGTAAATGTAAATGCCGATTGGAACGCTGTTAGTGGGGATGCACAGATACTTAATAAGCCAAGTGATGTTACAGATTTAAGCACACATAATGTTACTGAATTAGCTGATGTTACAAGTGCTGGTTCAGGAGCAATTATTACTAGTGCGGAACGTACAAAACTTGCCGGTATAGCAACTGGTGCAGAAGTAAATGTACAGTCTGACTGGAACGTAATAGATACAGGATCTGATGCTTATATACTAAATAAACCAACAACAATTACAAGTGCAGAGCAGACTAAGCTAGGACATATAACTGTTACACAAGCGGTCGATTTAGATACAATGGAATCTGATGTAACAGCTAATAATGCTAAAGTAACAAATGCAACTCATACGGGTGATGTTACAGGTGCCACAGCGTTAACTATTGCTGATGAAGCCGTTACAAACGCTAAAATGGCGCATATTGCTACAGGAACAGTAAAAGCTCGTACGACAGCAGGAACTGGCGATGTAGAAGATATAGCTATAGCAACGACATTTAAAACAGCACTAAGTTTAGTTAAAGGTGACGTTGGTCTTGGTAATGTAGCAAATGTAGATACAACAAATGCTAGCAATATATCTAGCGGAACATTAGCAGAAGCACGATTACCAAGTATAAATGCAGACAACACCACAATTAGTAATTTAACTGTAACTAATTTAAAAGCTGGTGTGCTAGATACTGATCTTAACAGTGTTAGTGCTAGTGATGACACGATACCAAGTGCAAAAGCAGTTAAAGCTTATGTCGATGCACAAATAGCAGCGAACGCAACACAATACTATGCGTAGGAGGATAAATGTTAGTCAGTGAAGTTTTAGATAGAATAAATACAGCATTAGGAATGCCAGACGATCTTACAGGCAAAAATGCAAATACATTATTTACGAATAAGCGTATTGTTGAACAATTAAAAAATGCATTAGATATATATGCATCAACAGTAAAAGGAATAGAAGATATTTTTAGTACAACTTTAGGGCTAGATACTCGAGTTGCTACAGCACCAAGTGACGCAATAAGATCACAAGCTTATCGATTTACATATATATGGCGTGATGGTCGTAAGTACCCGTTAAATTATAAAGACTTAAATAAAGTTAATAGTGAGTTTCCATATGGTACATATGCAGGTATACCTAGGTTTTTTAGTGTATGGAATGACGAAATAACTATTTACCCTGATAACAGTGGATCGCCTAATACGACAACATTAAGTGGTGCATTGAGTGATAGCGCGACAACAATAACTGTTGGTTCAACTAGTGGGTTTCCTGAACTGAATGGCCGCATCACAATAAACAATGAAAAAATTAGATACACACATAAATCATCAACAACGTTTACCGGTTGTACTCGTGGAGTAGAAGGAACAACTGCAGCAGCGCATAGCGACACTGACACCGTAACAGAAAATAATTTAGTTATGTATTATAGAAAAAAGCACTTTGAAATCACAGTTGATGGAAATGATGATATTTCACAAGCTCAATTAGACAAAGAAATGGAAATACCTGATGAGCATGTAGAACCAATTGTTGATATGGTTGCTTATCGATTACTAAGTAAAATCGATGCGGAAAGAGCAAGGCCATATAAAATTGACGCAGCTGCATTTTATGCACAAGCTAAACGTGATATACAGGCTGGTTACGGACAGATTGTTAATGGAACAATGATTGGTCATGCATACGACTGGGAGCTAGACAATGTGGAGGTTAATCTTTGACTTTTGTTATTGAGTCTTATCAGTCTAAGGGTTTAAGAGACGACAAGGGACGTAAATTTGTCCCGGCAGACTATTTTTATAACATAGAAAACATGAACTATGACGGGATTACAGGCTGCCAAAGAATCAAGGCTCCTAGTGTAGAATACAATGTCGGGTCTGCACGTATAGATGGTATGACACAATTTAGATACATAGATAGCGTTGGACAATTTCAGACTGAAAACATCTGTATACAAAATGGTTCTATTATAAAAGATTTTTTAAGTTCACCAACTACTATATACACTGGACTTACCGCACAAAAAAAATGCACATTTGGGATATTGAATGACAAGTTATTTATATCAAATGGATTTGACTATCCGTTGGTCTATGATGGTACATACGTTAAACAAATGGGTGCTCCTACCGCTAAAGATTTACTCGTCGCAGGTAGTCTAACAGGAACTTACTATTATGCAATGACATATATAATTGATGGCGTTGAAGTTGTAATAGGAACAGTTAGTAATACAGTTACTGTTAGCAGTAAAAGCATTGATTTAGATATTCCTGTAGGCGTTAGCAATTGCACAGAACGTAAAATATATCGTACTGAAGCTGGAGGATCAACATTAAAGTTAGTAACAACCATAACTGACAATACAACATTAACGTATCAAGATAATATTGCTGATGGTTCATTAGGTGTAACAATACCAAGTACAAACAGTTCATGCCCTACTCCACAGTTTATTACTGTTAAAGATGAAAAATTAATTGGTGCAGTAAACCAAAATCGCCCAAATTATTTATATGTTTCTGAGATTGAAGTAGAAGTATTTTTTAATACATCAGGAGTATATGATGTTTCAGGTGTAGGTAATGACAATACAGCACTTACAGGAATGATAGAAGATTATGGTCAAATTGTAGTCTTTTCAGAAAGTCATATATATTTAGCAGACACTTCTGGCCTTGTGACTAAGGTGCAACAAACAACTAGTAACGTTGGATGTGCAGATGGCTTTAGTATTGTTCGAGTACCAGAAAATGACATACTGCCTGGTGGTATTAT